CGAAAGTATGATGGAGTCTTATCAGCCTTACTTAGACAAGGCTCTTGAGACGTTTACGTCAGGGACAGACATCGCGGGTACGGCTGGCACAGGGCGTTATGACCCACGCGGTCAGATTGTATATGACACCGTCACCGATCCTGTGACTGGAGAAACATCACAAGTTGCTCGTACTGATCCCACCACAGGCGAACCAATTCGCGAAGGTGGGTACAAAGAGTTCTACGATCCCTATGTTGAGGATGTAATCGAAACATCCCAAGCGGACATTGCAGAAGCATTGGAGCGGGAACGCTCTCGTATTGGTGCAGAGGCCGGAGCCATGGGGGCGTTTGGTCGCCGCCGTGAGTTGCTCGAAGGTACAGCCATCGGTGAATCCGCAGCGGAAGAGGGCAAGCTAGCCGCGCAGCTACGGTCAGCAGCCTACACAGGTGCGCAGCAGCAAGCACAATCTGCATTTGAGAACCAGCAAAAGCGCGGTATCCAAGCGGGTCAGTTGTTCCAGGGCCTTGGTACGGGGATCGGCGCATTAGGCGAAGCGGCTCAGAACCTTGGGTTCCAAGACATCAACACGTTGTTTAACGTGGGGCAGCTTGAGCAAGGGCAGCTACAGAAAGAATACGACGTACAACGTGCGTCACAGTTGGAAGAAGCGTATGAACCGTTCTCTCGGTTCTCTTATATGCGTGACATTCTATCTGGTGTACCATCAAGCGGTACGTCTTTGGCTGCATCAGCCACGCCACAGGCAAGTCCATTGGCAAATGTAATGACCAACGCAAACCTATACTCCACTGCACAGGGCGGTGGTAACATCTTTGGTGGGCTTGGTAGTTTAAGAAATGTAAGCGGGGCATAATATGCAAGGTGGCATTTATAACGCAGCATTGTTTGGGGCATCCCAGCGTGAAGCACGAGGCAAGCTAGAACAGATGGGCGGAATCAAACGCCCTGGACCTAGCGGGATCTTGGCTTCTTCTCCTGAACTCATGCAAGCGGCAATGCCACGGCCTATGCCGCCGATGCCTCAACCTGCGATGGCACCTCAACCCGCCATGGCTCCGCAGCCTGCTTTACCGCAGGTCCCTATGCAGACAGCTATGGCTCCCGTTCCGCAGCCCACGGCCCCCGCACCTCAACCACAGCAACAGCCTGTGATGATGAACGAGGGCGGGTTTTTGAGTAACGCAAAAGACGCGATTAACGCCATCCCTGGAAGGATGGCAGAAGCAGGGATGTTTAGAAACGCAGACAAACCTCAAACACCTGGTATGATGAGCCGTATCGCGAAAGATTTGACGACGTTTGAGCGGAGAGAGGACGCGGGTCCTGTAGACATCACGAAAGATCCGATCACCCGTCCGATTACAGCGTTCCAAGGGGCGATGTTGAACTTGGGTGCCAACATGTACGAGGCGATGCTTGGCAAGCACGGCTCGGAGGAGAAAGCCGAGAAAGAGGCTTTAAAATCTCGTGACAATATCTACGAAGCTATGGATACAGAAGACGAAAGCAAGGTTGGTGACGCTGTCATAAAAGAGGCGGGTCTTGAGCCAACGGACGCGAACAAACAAGAGTTTGCTCGTGCGGTTTTGGGCATCGATACAGACGATATTGGCGCGATTGACGATGCGATCTTCGATACGCTGACAGCAGACGTAAGCCTGTCTGGTCAGAAGCTACAGCAAGCGGTGCTACTGGGTCTACAGAATTACAAGCAGACTGCGGCTGCTCGTGCAGAAGCGGCAGCGGACGCAGCGGGTGGCGGGTTCCTTGACACTGAGCGTGGTAAGGCTGCGGTTGAAATATACATAGAACAGATCAAAAACAACGTGCCACCTTCTGAAGTTGAGCAGATGATGAACGCAGAGATGGGTGGTAACATCGGCACTAAAGTCCGTCAGTCTATCACAGGTAGCGTAACAGGAGGCCAACAGTCTCCTGAAAACCTTATGACAGAGGCGCGTCGGGCTATTGAACAAGGCGCAGATCCTGAAGCCGTTAAGAAACGATTACAAGAGATGGGTGTTGATCCAGGGGGTCTATAATGGGAGCCTTCGATGATCTAGTTCCAGGGGGCCAGGTTCAATCCTCTGGCACCTTTGACGATCTTCTACCGGAAAAGAAGGGGTCTTACTTTTCAGGGGACCAAGGATTTGTGCCTGATGTCTTTGAGGACATCGGCAAGGGTATTTACTCTGGTGTCGTGTCTGTCCCTCAAGGGATCGCGGAACTTGGTGCTTTGGGCTTGGACATGGCTCTGGATACCAACACCTCTCGTACTGTGACAGAAGCCTTCGAGGCGATCAAACCAGACGATATGGGGACTGCTGGAGAAGTGACCGAGGATCTGGTTGCGTTTGGTGTAGGCTTTATTCCTATCGCTGGATGGCTGGGTCGAGCGGGTCAGGCGGCTAAACTGGCAAAGGTCGGTAAGCCCATGTCTACCGCAGGGCGCGGTAAGTTCACTAAATCGGCTATCGACTTTGGAACATCGAAGACAGGACAGAAGGCCCTCGGTACTTGGGGCGGTTTGACGGGTGCTACAGCGGGAGCAACGGCTGCGTACAGTACGGCTGTTGCTAACGATGGTCGTGCTACCCTATCGGATAACTTTGAGATACTACCGGATATCCTAAAAACGGAAGAGGATATAGAACTCTATGGTCGTGACGAAGCAAAACGGCGTTTAAGGAACAAGCTGCGCGTTGGTACAGAGGATGCCATCTTGAGTGGGGTGTTTGACACCGCACTAAAAGGTGCGGCTATGGGTTCTCGGGCCATTGGTCAAACGGACACGGCTGCGGCTGCGGCCCGTGCGATACGCAGTGCCCCAGAGAAGGTTGCCGGAAGTTTCATGAAGGGGCTAGACGCTCTTGACCGTAACACCATCGGTATCGATGCGGCACCAAAACTTGCAAAAGGCATGAAAGCTGCCAACCAACAGTTCAGAAAGTACTTTACGGCTTCTGGCGGTGCGGACACACGTTTGTATGAAACAGTGCAGGACGCCCGTGCCAAAGCGGACATGTATGAAAAGATCGGTTTGCAGGCCGCAGAAGACTGGGACAAAGCTGCCCAGGCATTTGTAAAAGCAGCCAAACTAGGCAAAGATAAAACTCCTGTAGACGCAGAGCAACTCAAGGGTGCGTTAGGTCAGTTCCTGATCGGCAACCGCACGGCTTTGGAAGCCTATGGGGACGACGCCTTGGTTCGACACGCGGACAAGATGGTCGAGGTTCGCGCTTCGCTAGACGACAACATCATCGTACAGCTTGAAGAGGCCATCGGATATAAGCTCGATCCTGACACGGGTCGTCGGATGGCGGACATCAAGACTGGTCGCTACGAACTGGAAGATGCGGTTACCCCTGCACAGATCAAAGCTGCCAAAGCTCTGAAAGAGATGCAGAATGCACAGGCAAAACAGACAGGCTACCTGCGTCGTTTGTTTGAGCAGTACACTAATCCTGTTCAGTTCTACAAAAACATCGACCTGACATCCAAAGAGTTTGACGATGCCGTCAACGAAGTAGGTCGGCACTTGGTCGTAGGCAAAGGCCGCGCACCGAATGCCAACGACATGGCGCAAGCAAAAAGAATTGTCTACGACTCCCTTGGTCTCCAAGGGATGGGCGGTCTACCGCCAGAACAGGCTCTGAATAACCTACGTCAATCGATCATCGACAAAGAGAAGGGCAAAGGCTTTGGGCTTGTGGCTCGTGAGCGTCCTGTACTGAAGTCTATCGACGATATCTTTGTAGAGAAAAAAGAGATTTTAGATTTTAGCCCGAGCCTTCGAAAACTAAAAGGTGAGTTGACTGATCCACTTGAGGTTTACAAGCGTACAGTAAATGACATGGCTCAAGCGAACGCCGCCGCAGACATGTACGCTGGCATGAGACCGCAGGGGTTGGTTGCCGATCTTATGCCTGCCTTGGACAGTCTGTCCAAAGGGGGGCGTCCAGCCATTGTATCTATTCCTGACTCTTTGAACATGTCGCCGGAAGCCTATGACGCAGCGATGCAGCCCTTCAGGGAGATCGCAAGAGATCAGAACATCGGTGTTGAACGCTCGATTATGAATGATGCAGGGGAGATGGTAGATAACCCTAACTTTATCAAAGAAGAAACTGTAGTCGAGAGCTACAAGAACCAGTTACGAGACGCGGGGTACGTGCAGCTAGGCGATAGCACAGATATCCAGCATGTCTTTGGTGGTTCTTATGGCAACCTGACGGGCATGATGGTGTCGCCAGAATCCTATGGTGCCCTTACTGCGCCCTTGAAACTTGGTTCTGGGGCCTTGGGCGAGATCACAGGGATCCTGTCCGCTATGCGTTCGTTGTCTCAGAAGATGACAATCGTACCAAACCCTGGTGCGCAGGTCCGCAACATCGTCGGTAACATGGGTATGCTAGCAGGGAACGCGAACCTTGGACGCGATACCGACTTCACCGACATGTTTAAGATCTTTACATCTAGCCTGGATACGCTCAGTGATGCGGGTCTGGAGCAGCTAGCCAAGAAGATCAGCCTGACAGGCGTGGCAGATACCAGCTTGGTGACACGCGCTCTGAAAGAATACCGCAAGGCAGGGAGAGACCTGACTATCTCTGGTAAGCTGACCAATGCGATAGACATGTTCGAAAGCAACATCCCGTTCATGAAATTGTTTGAGCGGATCTACTCCGAGTCAGATACATTCTTCAAAGGTTTGGCTCTTCTTGGGGAAGAGAAGAAGCTGCTGAACGCGTTCAAAGCAGCGCGGGTATCGGAAGACAACCCATATGTTTTGCAGGCACTGAAGGACAACGGTCTGGTCAAGCGGGATGCGGGTGCAACTCGACTAACAGAAGGTTTGTCAAACACTGAGGTCATGGCAGGGGATGTCGTCAAAGACACTATGCCGATTTATCCTCGTGTTGGTAAGGCCGTCCGCGCCATCGACATGGTGCCGATCTTCGGTAACTTTACATCGTTTGCTTCAGAGAACATTCGTAACTCCGTAAACATCCTAGACCGTGGCCTGAAGGAGATGTCTTTCGAAGTCTCCCCTGCTATTCGCGCAGAGTTAGGGGACCAAGTTGCGGATCAGCTACAGCGTCAGTTCCGCGCCATGGGTGCGCAGCGGTTGATGTCGTACATGGCAGTAGCAAGCACCATTCCAAAGTCCATGGTCCGTGGATCTATGATCGCCACGGGCACGACAGAGGAGCAGATGGAGGCTCTTCGTGAGCAGCTACCAGAGTACATGGCGGGTCACGACGTTGTCATTCTGAACAACAATCAGAAGGGCAAGCTAGATTACATCGATCTAAGCTACATCAGCCCTTACGCCTTTGTCCTCGATCCTGTCCGTGCAGCCATCGAGAAGTACACGCAGGCAGGCAAGCTCGACAAGAGTGAAGTAGAGCAGATTGCAGCGGGTGCATTCAAAGGATTGGAGATGTTCTTGGAGCCGTTCGGGTCTGAATCCATGATCTTCGAACGCCTGAGAGACGTACTGCCAAGCGAAGGCTTGACAGGTTTGGGTGTTGGTCGTGGTGGTAAAACTGCGACGGGTGCAACTGTATACTCAGACACAGAAAGTCGTGGCGACCAGGTTGGCAAGGGCGTAGCCCACATTCTTAACGGTATCATTCCAGAGTACGTCCGTTTGGTTGGAGAGTTCGAGAACGTGAAGACTGGTGAGTTCGAACCAGGGCGCGTGTACCGTGCAGCCACTGGCCTCCCAGGGAAACGCGGCGAAGAGTACAACGTATTCAAGGAAGGTGCGCGTCTGGTCACGGGCTTCACTCCTATGACCGTGGACCTACAGAACGACTTCGCCTTCAAAGGTCTGGAGTATGGTCCTCGTCGGACTGATGCCAAGACTACAGCCACGCGCGTAATCAAACGTGCGGACGCTACGATTGAAGAGATGAACACAGCTTGGGGCAACTACCTCGACAACTTGTACCGTGAGCAGAGCAAGCTCTACGCGGACATCCAGTCGGCTCGTGAGCTTGGCCTATCGGACTTCGACATCCGCCGTAACCTAGTGCAGGGTGCGAACATGAGCCGCTCAGAGGCTAATGCAATCATGGACGGACGGTTCTACCCTACGGCTGCATCTCGTGAGCTAGCCAAAGACATCAACGCAATGCGTAAGTCAGAGGGCCGTTCGTTTGTTGAGGGCCGTGTGCCGTTCACCTCGTTCAATCGAATGACATCGAGCCGGATCAACGAGCCGCTAGCACGATCACAGCCTTCCGCTGAAAAGCCTCGGGCACCTGCGCCAACACAAGTTGCACCTACTGGGGTGTTTGACGACCTAATCCCAAGCAGCCCTGCTCCGGCAGCACCTGCACCTACTGGGGTGTTTGACGACCTGTTACCTCAAAGAGAGGGATCACTGCCCGTGGCCCCTGCTCCTGTGCAGACTGCGTCAGCTATGGTCGATCCTATTTTGTTGGGAACAGATCCCGCTACCCAGGCGTTGGCTAAATCTCTAGGGAGGTCTCAGTAACCAGTTGGATGCCACCGAATATTTCAACTAGGTCCTGTGCTTTCTCACTCATCTCTTCGTAGACTTCTGGATCTGCCATCGATGCTGCGTTTAGAGAGCAGTTGATAAAGTCCAGTAGTTCATGGATTTGAGTATGGTGCATTTCACGGAAACCAAGAGTTTTCATTCGATCTCTCCCCAATTATCTTTGAGTTCATCATCCACTTTGGAGGGGACTTTCAAGACATCCGACAGCCCGTTTTCCATAATGTCCTTGATGCGTCGTGCTTGATCGTCGCCCTCTACTGAAAAGCATAACTCATCATGGACCGTCAGCATAGGCAAAAGTCCCTCGGCATAGCAATCTGCCATCGCTTTTTTCGTTTGATCGGCTGCTGAACCTTGGATCAATTTGTTTAACGCCTTGTAAGTAAACGCTCTTCTCAGAGGCTGACCGTACTCCTTGATTGCCTCCTCATATGGCAACGGTTTTTTGTACCCAAACGACATGGGTTCCCACAAATGGAAGCGACATCTGCGCCCAAGCAGCGTCCGTATCTGCCCTGTCTTTGCGGCTTGCTGTGTCGCCAGTTCCGCCAAATTCTTAACGAACGGAACCTTTTCACGGTGCGTAGCAAGCAGTTCACCCGCATCGTCGGGAGAGATGTCTAGCTGCGCTGCCAGTTTGCCTTTGCCCATGCCATACATGATGCCCAGGTTGACGACCTTTGCTTCCTTACGGCTGATCCCTGCGATGTCCGCCACCATCTGGTGCAGGTCCACATCACCTGTGTGGTATTCCTCCACGATCTTATCAACGAGCGGGTGCTTGAAATCGCCCTTCAGGCTAGCTGCAAAGTGAACCAGTAACCTTGGCTCTTGGCTTGAGTAGTCAAACGATCCCCACTTGGTGCCCTCTTCTGGTATGAACAGACCACGGATCAACTTCTTGATTTCTGGATCACGCGCAGGGATTTGCTGTAGGTTGGGGTTCGAAGAAGAGAACCGCCCTGTCACAGTGCCGCCGTCATCAGAACGTAGCTGATGAAATTCGCAGTGGATGCGCCCGTTGTGTTCGTGCTTCAGGATCGTATCGATGAACGTGCTGTCCGCCTTGTCAAACTCCCGTAGCTTTACAATCATCTTGGCTACTGGGTGCGGGTGCGCAGAGAGCCACTGCTTTGTGAACGATGGCACCCCGCCTTTGCGGAACATATCGTCCTGCGTACTCTCGCTCGTAGGATACGCCACCCCTAGTTCGTCAAAGACCGTTGCCACAGAGGCCGCAGCCCACGGTTCAACCTTCACGTTGGTCTGGCGGAATATCTCGTCCTTCAGCTTCTTGGTTTCAGCCTTGAAATACTTCTTGGCCTGTTCGGCTTTGTCGAGATCAACGCGGACACCAAGCTGACGCATGTCACACATCATAGGTATCAGGCTTGTTTCTAGGTTCCAGATACTCCAGAGTTCTTGGTTATCGAGTTCGATCTTCAACCGCTCCCACAGGCGCAGTGTCATACCCGCATCCTGCTCGGCGTAGCGGCCCACAAACTCTGGCGGCAGCTTGTACATCTCCGCCTTGGGATCCAAGCCCCATTCCGCCGCTGCAACGCGCAGCAGCTTCTCATTCTTGCGTTCGCCTAGATAGTCCCGCCCAAGGTTGTTTAGGCTATAGGAGAAGCGGTTCTCGTCCACTACGGCCCCAGTAATCATCGTATCGATGATCCGGCCCTGTACTTCCACGCCCTCGGCTCTGAGCCATCCCAGATCGTAGGTGGCGTTATGCATGATCTTGTCGATATGCGGTGTCGCCATCTGCTTCTTGAGCCACTTGAGCGCGATCCTCGCATCCATGTTGTGACCGTTGGCGTGGCGGATCGGGTAATACCCTTCCCAATCTCCCGCAGCCACGGCGATCCCGACGATGTATCCATCCTTACGCGCCCAACCTGGGCCAAGCGTGGTCAGGTTCGGGTCGCATGTTTCGAGGTCAATCGCGATCTGCTTGTGATGCGTGAGATCAGGGAAATCAGACGGGATGTTCCACGCCATCTCCTTGCCCTGATCCATTTGTGCGGCAATGACGCTATCTTTATCCAGTGACATCGCGTTTCCCCATGAATGCTTCTTGTGCTTTTTTGATTCTCTTCTCGCGTTCGTGGAACTCGGCACCTAGTGCGCTGTATCCACACTTGTCTATCCAAGAGTCGTCATGGTCTGTGTTATGCAGCAGCCGCGCAGTCTTGACCCAGTCCATCATCAACGCAACGTGCTGTGGCGTGAGGTATCCTGTGCTGACATGCGCTTCTTTGACGATCAGGTTCCAACCATCTGCAATGCGCGTAAAGTTATCGTACGCATCGCCGTAGTCCTTGGCCCTCTGACCGTTGATGTAATCCCCTGCTTTGAGTAAGACTTCGTCTCTGTTCATATCTCGTACCTGTATGTTTTATCTGTCTCTATTAGGTATAGGTTCTTCTTTGCGCGTGTGACCGCAACATAGAATACCCTATGCTCGTCCTCGGGATGCTTTCCATCTACGCAGCTTTGTGTTGATCCCAAGTATACTGCCACGTTATCGTCTTCCCCGCCCTTCATCGCATGGATGGTGGACAGTTTGATCCGTG